CCGTTGTCATCGATCTGGCTATCCAGGAGCAGATTTTCGGCAACCAGATCGATGACAACGGCGTTCTGGTACGCACCGCTTCGGACAAGCCCGGCTATTTTGCCATCGGCTTCAAGTCCGAAAAGTCTGACGGTACCTATCGCTATGTCTGGCTGTATAAGGTGCGCGCCAAGCCCACCACCGAGAACTACGCTACCAAGGAAGGTACCACGATTACCCGCCAGACCGGCGAGGTCGAATGGACTGCCATCAAGCGTACCCATGACGGCCGCTATCAGGCTGTCGCTGATGAGGGTCAGAACGGCTTTACCGCCGAAAAGGGCGAAACCTTCCTGACTTCTGTCTACGAGCCGGCGTTCACCGGCGCCTGATATTTCTTACCGGCACACCTCATGCTCTGACAGGTATGGGGTGTGCCTTTCCTTTGGAGGTGATTCGCATGGCGCTTGAGGCGCTTCAGCGCAACGGACACAATCTGGGGCTTGGCGCCTTCGAATGCGAGGGGCTTTACGATACGCCTGTACTTGCTCCTGTACACCTTGAAGAACGGGTGGACTGGATCAGTTTCAACTGTGCAAGCACAGATCGCAGGCGCAGCGCCCACGGTGTTCACTTCTTTATCGACGATTACATTTTCGAGCGCACATGGCATGACCCCAGACGCTATGCGCTGCTTCTCTCTGAATTCAAGGCGGTTATGACGCCTGATTTCAGTCTTTTTACCGATTATCCCAGAGCAGTGCAGATCTACAACCACTACCGCAAGCATCTGATCGGCGCTTACTGGCAAAGCATGGGTTTGACGGTCATTCCTTCGATCTGCTGGAGCGATCATGACAGCTTCGATTGGTGCTTTGACGGTGAACCCCACGGCGGCTGTGTTGCCGTATCATCGGTCGGTACACAGAAAAGCCCGGCTGCACGTGCCCTGTTTATGGATGGATATAACGAGATGCTTCAAAGGCTGAAGCCTGAGAAGATCATTTTCTTTGGCGATGTACCAACCGGCTGTGAAGGCAATATCGAACACCATGAGCCCTACTACAAGGCAGTTCATGCCCGAAGGCGGTGCTGACATGGGCGGACGAGGAAGTTCCAGTCATCGGCAGACGGCTGGAGGTATGGCATCGATCAGAACATTCCTGCAAAACGCATATGGCGCTGGTCATGCCAATGCAGTAATTGCCATGCTGCAAAATGCTCCTGCCCACATTCAGGAAATGTGGGAGCAATTCGCCGCACAGTTCCGGGCAACCGATATGCGCAGAGGCGAACGCGGAGCTTACTATGCTCCCGCTGATGACAGCGTTCATCTGAATATCCGTGAGGTATCGAGGGGCGATCTCATTTCTACGCCATACAGCACACTGTTCCATGAATATGGGCATATGACAGACTACCTGATTGCACGATCACAGGGTCAGGGACGCTACAGCGCATATTCAGAATTGTTTCAGGGTATCGGCGCGAATGGCAAGCCGATCATTCGAAGCGGCTCTGGCGGCGGTCTTCTTGGCAGAACAGCCAAGGATGAACTGGAAGGACATCTTGCACGTATCCGCCGGCAGAATCCTGCATTGAACCGGGATCAGGCGGCACACAAACTGGTAACTGAGGCTACCGGCAAGTACAGCATGAAAGACCGAAGCGACATTTCCGACATGTTCGAAGGCGCCGGTCTCGGTATTGCATATCCGCTGGGTTCCGGACACGGTCTCAGCTATTGGGCATCACGAGATAGCGGCAAGGAAATTTTTGCAGAGATCGTATCTGCGGAAGCAGCCCACCCCGGGTCGCTGAAGGCAATCAAGGAGTATTTCCCCAAGACCTATCAGGTCTATCAGGACATGGTGAAAGCGAGGAAAAAGAGATGACGGATTTTGAAAAGGCCATGAATGATTATTTTGATCATTTCGGCGTTTGTTACCCCTACGCTGTGGGCATCGGTTTCCCCGGCAGCACGGATGAAGAGAATATCGAGATCATCCGCACCTGCATTGCTGAAAACAAGCTCGCAGAGTTTGCTCCCTTGTATCTGGACGATGTGGATTACTGACAGGAGGATGAATCATGATCACATGCACTCTGAACGGTAAAAAGTATACCGTTGACTTCATTACCGGCCGCGCACTTCGTGAGATGGAGCCTGCGGCCAAGGTCTATGGCAAAATCGTATCCCTGTCTCAGGCGGCGCTCAAGGGCGAAACCATCCAGACGGATGACCAGATCAGCATCCCGGAAGCAATGGATGTCATGATTCGCTGGTTCTGTGTACTCTTTGGCAATCAGTTCACGCCTGACGATGTTCTGGATCATTATCCTGTGGACAGACTCATGCACGACATTGCGCTTGCGCTGATGGCAGTGCAGACGCAGACCACCGGGGTGCTTGACGAGTTCCCTACGAAGGCAGCGCAGACGGACATGACAGCCCCGGCCTGACGCTGCATGACTTTATCATGGACACCTACAATTCTCTCCTCGAGGGCGGCTGGCGCATGAGCGAGATCGACAGCATGGATATGCTGGGGTTTCTCAGCGTCCGCGCATGGAATGCCCGCAAAGAGAAGAAAAAGAAAGAACCCCGCCGCGCTTTCATCGATGAGGTCTGGGGAAATCTGAGTCCCACAGTATAAGGCAGGTGAGAAACATTGAGTGAGACCCTCCGCGACCTAGTTGTGTCGCTGTCCCTTCAGACGGACAATTTCACCCGAAACATCAAGTCCGTCAATAAGCAAATCCAGGAAGCGGAGAGCAAATTCAGACTTGCCGCTGCCGGTATCGAGGGTTTTGAAAAGACTGCAACAGGTCTTGCAACCCAGCTATCTACGCTGGAACGGCGGCTCACCCTGCAGAAGGATGCTGTAACGCAGTATGAAAAGGCGCTGACTGCCGCAAACACCAAGCTGCAGGAGTGCTACAATCGACAGAATGATTACGCCCAGCGTCTGACCGATGCCAAAACCGCACAGCAAGCGCTGAAGGAACAGGTGACACTTGCCGCACAGCAGTATCGCACTTTCGCTGCGACACTGGGTGAAACGGATTCAGCGACCATCGCTTCCAAACAGAATCTCGATCAGCTGAAGGGCGAATATCGTGCGCAGTGTGCCGAGGTGAAGAAGCTCACCGGGCAGAACGCCTCGCTCAAAAAGAGTACCCAGAATGCCGCTGACGCTGTTTCTCAGGCGAATGTCAACCTGAATGGCGCCCGCGCAGCTGTAAAGGTAACTGAAGCAGAGATAAACAAGTGCAATAGATCTCTTGCGCTGGCACAGACCAACTGGGATGCCGCCGGGAAGTCCATTGAAAACAGCAAGGCAGCGATCGTCACCTTCGGCAAACAGATCAGCCTTGCCGAGAGTAAATTCAAGCTGGCGACTGTGGGCATTAAGGACATGGACAACAGCGTTGGCGGTCTGACTGCCAAGCTGACCATGCTCCGGGAAAAGCTCACCCTGCAGGAAAATGCTGTCACCGAGTATGAAAATGCCCTGCGTGCTGCAAGAGAACAGCTTCAGGCTGCGCAGGATGCACATGATCCCGAGAAGATCAAGCAGGCATCCGATGCCGTCATTGATGCAGAAACTGCCCTCAACCGGGCAAAAACCGAGCTTGCTGAAATCCGGCAGGAAATCGATCAGACCAACCAAAGCCTGAGAACTGCACAGTCCGCATGGACAGAAGCCGGTCAGAGCCTTGATGCCTTCAGCAAGTACTGCGAAAAGGTCAGCAAAGTCACCGGCACCGTTGGACGCGCATTGACTACCTACATGACCACGCCGATTCTGGCGCTTGGTGCTGCGGCGGTCAAGGCGTCCATTTCTTATGAGTCGGCTTTTACCTCTGTTCGAAAGACAGTAAACGCCACCGAAGCGGAATACGAAGCCCTTTCTGCTGAGATCAAGGGCATGTCCACAGAGATCGCCACCTCTGCCGATGACATTGCAGAGGTCGTTGCCATTGCCGGTCAGTTGGGTATTGAAACCGAGCATCTGACCGAATTTGCCCGAACAATGATCGATCTGGGCAATTCAACGGATATCGTTGCGGATGAAGCCGCATCCACGCTGGCAAAGTTCGCCAATATCGCCGGCATGGATCAGAGTCAGTTCGGTAATCTGGGTTCGACGCTGGTTGAGTTGGGCAACAACTTTGCCACGACAGAATCCTCCATCATGATGATGGCTATGCGTCTTGCGGCTGCGGGCACTCAGGTAGGTCTTTCCGAAGCTCAGATTCTTGGCTTTGCAACGGCTCTGTCCTCTGTCGGCATCGAAGCCGAAATGGGTGGCTCTGCGTTCTCCAAGGCGCTGATCAAGATGGAAGTTGCCGCCGCTACAGGCGGTGAAGCCCTTGATGACTTCGCCCGGGTTTCTGGTCTGACTGCCGAACAGTTCAAAGCACTCTGGGAAGCCGATCCTGCGTCTGCGTTCCAAGCGTTTATTGTTGGCCTGTCCCAGATGGACGAGGAAGGCATGAGCGCCATTGCCACGCTGGAAGAGATCGGTATCTCCGAAATCCGTCTGCGTGATACTTTGCTTCGTGCGACCAATGCCACTGAACTGTTTGCTGAAACGCAGTGGATGGCAAACGCGGCATGGGAAGACAATACCGCTCTGGTCACTGAAGCCGGGAAACGCTATGAGACCACGGCAAGCAAGCTGATCAACCTTAAGAACAAAGCCGTTCTATTCGGTCAGCAGCTTGGCGATGATCTCAATCCCACAATCCAGAATCTGATCGAGGGCGCAGACGATCTGCTGGACACCTTCATGGAAATGGACGAAGCCCAGCGCCTTCAGATCATCAAGTGGGCAGCGATTGCCGCTGCAACCGGCCCGGTGCTTCTTGGCGTCAGCAAGGTCACCAAGGGCATCAGCGTATTTACGGGCGGCATCGGCAAGTTTGCTACTGCTGTTGGCAAGGCTGGGGGCGGTTTCAAGGGCTTTATGTCCGTTTTGGGCAAGTCTCCTTCCGTATGGCTTGCAGTTGCCGCTGCTGTGGTGGTTGGTACGATTGCACTTGCAGATTATGTGTCTGGTGCTAAGCAAGCCCGCGAAGCCCTCGAAGGCATGGCGGAAACCGCTGAAAACTGGAAGGATACCGCTGCGGAGACGTTCTACGGCAACAGCGAGGGTCTGTCCTTCTTCGGCATGAGCGAAAGCGACTTCACCAATGAAACGCAGACCGCTCAGGAATGGCTCAACGGACTGCTTACAGTCTGGACGGATGGTCAGAAAGAAACGGATGAAATTGTCGGCGAATGGACAGAGTCCTTCAAAACGCTGACAGCCAACACCCGCCATGCGCTGACGGAAATGAAAGCCACTGCTGACGCCAACGGCTATACCGGTGTGTCTGCCCAGCTGCAGAGCGACATTGATCAGCTGGATGCACTGGATCAGGAGATTGAACGGCTGCTGAAAAAGCGGCAGAACGGATATTTCAGCGAAAGTGATCAGATCCGTCTGCAAGAATTGATCGACACCCGGGAAGCTATCGTTATCAAGTATCATCTGACCCCGGCTGAAACGGACGGCTTTGCCACCATCGCTCAGAAGGTGGAGGCTGAGGTTGCCCGTGCGCATGCCAGAGGTCAGAGCGATGCCAGCGTGTCTGTATATGAAAACGCTATGGTTGCAGCCGCTGAAGGCATGGCAGCGATCAACGCGCAGATCGATGCGCAGTATGACAAGGAATATGCCCTGATCATGATGATCGAGGACGCCACCGAGCGTCAGACTGCGCTGGATGAACTGAACCTCAAATACAACGAAAACCGTCGTGCCGCCGCATTGGAATACGCACAGACGATGGCCTCCATCGTTATGCCGGTCTGGCAGCAGGACGATATTCAGCAGGCGGCTTCGGACATTGATGTCCTCAATCAGAAGCTGCGCGAATACAGCATGGCTTCCGAAACAGACAAACCCGGCCTGCTGGCTGACCTCAACGAGATCACTGCCAACATGGACGAGGGTGCGCTGATCGAGTACATCGGCTTGCTGACTCAGATCCAGTCCCTTCTGGACAGCGGTCTGACAGAAACCGAAATCGAAGCCATGTTCCCTGAGATCGATGTTTCCGGTGCAATGGAGCAGCTGGCGTCTGTTCAGGATTATCTGGACACACACAAGCTGGAACTGCCCGGTCTGGCATCCATGTTCTCTGAAGCCATCCCGGAAGAGGCACTCAAGATTGCAACCGATCTGGACATGACCGGCGCACAGGCTCGTTGGGACGAATTTGCGGCGAATCCGGGTGTGATTACCACGGACGCCATTATCGCCGGCTATCAG